TTGTGTTTCACTAAAAACAGGTTGAAGGCAAGACTTGTGTACAATTGATACACCAAGTACCTTGTCTCCAGTATAAATAGGATTTTCTTTTTTGGCGCCAACGCCTTTACCTGAATCATGACTAGGGATAAAACGAGTCTCACGCCCAGGCGGAGGACCTAGTTTAGGCATTGGTCTCGTTAAGGACCTCGGAGCTACTACTTTCTTAGCAGTACTATTCAATTGAGACATCTTATCTTTCCACTCTGCTTGTAGTTCTAGATCACGCTTCTTTGCTTCGGCGGAGGCATACTTTACCTTACGCTTCTTGCTATTACCAATATTGTTTAACCATGGACCAACTAATGACATACATCACCTCACTGTAATATAGACTTATTATATAGGAATCAGTTACGCTTGTCAAATCCTCTGTATTTCCAAAAGTCTACGGTTCTGGAGTCATATACTGGATCTTTTGGCATACTTGGATCTACTGACCATGAAATAGTTGGTTCAGGTTCGTCCCTTTTTGGTTTAAAGAAAAAATTCTTTATTCTTTCAAAGGGACCTTCGCTTTTTTTGGCTTCTTTTCTTCCACAGGCTTGGGTGGTAAAAAATTAGGAAATGCTTCATCTACCAGTTCATGTGTAACAGATTTGTATTTGGTCTGAATCTTTTTATCCTTAGCTAAACAAACCAGTTCTGATTCTTTCCAATGCATGCCTTCAAGCATTTGAATGAATAAAGATTCTTTTCTTAACTTGGTAATGTTCTTTGTTGGATCTAGCCAAATATAAAATCGTCTAAATTCTACGAAAAGATTAGATTCTGAATATCCCTCTGGTAGACTAATATCTTTCTTGAATGGTGGTTCACCTGGGGGCAAATCCATTTTAATAGAATGATCAAAATTAAGTTTAAGAATGCCTCTTAATACTTGATTATCATATGAACGCAGGATTCTTATCTTACCTTCTTTGGTTTGTTGTTTCTCAACTTCTTCAAGTACTTGTGGTACAGATGTTTTCATTAAAATTCCTCGATAACTTCAAGCATGTTCTTCATTTTATTTTCAATGAAATAATTAAGAAGTTTGCTACGATCTTTATGTGGTTGACTTACGAAGTTATTTATTACTGATTGTCTAATCGCTTCAGGAATCTGAGTAAAATCAACAAGCATTTTGTTTCTTTTGAACCGTGTCACAAACTCGTCATCGTTAGGCATTCGAGTTGGATCATTCAACCATTCTTCTAATTTCTTTGTTGAGATTGCTTTTTGTCTTTCACCGTTGACGAGGCAGTCATCAGGTGATAGTACGTTCGGGATTCCGTCTCCTTTATCGCCTCGGATAGTGTGTTCCAATACATATCTCTCCGGCGTTGTGTCAGCATTGACATGTTTCTTTTGAATCGGTGAAAACTGTTTGACATTTTTAAACCTCTGTAACTGTATAAAGTCGTGATCACCTGATACAATCATAAAGGGTTTTGGGTCACCGTCGGCAAACGGTGACGCATTCATCAAATCATTTGTCTGAGACCACTCTGCTAGAATAGCAATAACATCATCAGCCTCAGAACCATCAACATTGATCACTTTATATGGAAAATACCTGTCAAGTTCGTCTCGAATCATGCTTAGCGTCTCAAAAATAGACTTCCAATCGAAACCTGACTCCTCTCTTGCCTTTTTTCTACCTGCTTTGTACAATGGAAAAGCATCACGGCGCCAATAATTGCGAGAATCACATGCAATTACCAAATCACCGTAAGTTTTACCAAATTTTTGCTTGTAACCTCGTAAAGAGTTCACAATCATGTGACGTAAAAGACCAACATTGATCTCTACGTCGGTTCGACCACCAATTTCTGCCATAAAATTGGAAATAGCGGTCTGATTATAGTCAACAACAATCATTTTACTGCCTTTAGAATAATAATTTCATTATTTAGACGCCCATTAACGTCTTGTTTCTTCGTTTTAATGGCATCCATAAACTTTCTCAGCTGAACTTTACCTGCATTCATCAAATCTTGCAGCTGTTCCATTGGTTTTCTCAATGTTTTTTGCTCAGACATCTCGGGATCGTAGTTTTGAAGCGAAGATCCCTTCACCTGAATGCCTTGTGCCGAGTCTGTACGATATAACATTAGCTTTTTTTGTTTTGTGTTGTATAACCAGACCGACTGAGCACCAATAATTTCAACAGGGTTGACCGAAGACAGATTAAGTTCCTCATCTCGTATCTTAAACTTGAGATTTTTGATCTGTTGTGCCGGAGATTTTTGTCTAACTGTACGAGGTTTGCGATTTGCTTTCTTGAAAGCGCCATATTTGTCACAATCTTGAATCATACCAACAAAAAATTTGGCAACATTCTTCTTAGAAGCCTTCGTATAATGAGAATATGCTTCATTAAGTTGTGAATCTTTGCCTTCAACTATCTCAATCCATTCACGCAACTTGTTCTTTGCCCAATCTTGTATACGGGGCACATATGCCTGCGGTATTTCTTTGGATTTCAAATCAGATTCCAGAGAAAATTCTTTACCCTCAGAAATGTAGTCATCATAAGCTCCCTCTAAGGTGCCTATGTATTCAACAATCTTCTCATTCATTGCATTTTGAATAGAGGGTTTATTAGAAACTATAACGGTTTTTTGTACTACCGGTGCTTTGACCGATGTAAGAATGGTAAATATATAGTTATTGAAGTTTTCAACATGATAGTTACTTAGCTTCGCACCTCGAGAAATGACTCTCGCAATCCAACCATATGTTGGTCGAATTTCTTTGTCGCTTACTTTGTCAAAATCTTTAAGATCTTCGTTGCGATTTTTACGAATATACTCTCTAAGAAACTTACGAGCATCAGCTTTGTTGCCATCAATAGAATACCAATTCATTGCATTGATAAATTTAACACTATATCCTTCGGCTCCTGCTACAATCTTGGTAGCGTCAGGTTCGGCTCCTACTACTACATTCTTAGGATTTGCAACTCGCTCAGCTCGTGCCATAATATTACTCCAACGAAAATTTGATTTCTTTAATGGAATCAAATCTAATAGAACGCCATTGGTTAATTTCCGTATCTGTTACTGCAATCGACTCATCATTTCTGATTTTACCAGTACCAGACACAGCAGCCACCAAATCTTCTTTTAGAGTTGCTTTCATGTTTCTAATAGTACCATCTTTTTTTACGAATGTCAAGTCCACAACACCATCACGTAGCAGACCACCTAACCATGTTTTAAAAATAGTTCGTTCCTCGTCAGTAAAACTGGCGTAGGCAAGCGAATCCAAGAGACCTTTTTGTTCAAAGTTTATCATAATATAAAATTAAAGTTATTGAATAATTTGAGGAACCGATTGTTGAACAGGTTGATTACAGGCAACAACCACATTCTCGTAACGATTTAAATAAGGATTGAAAATATTAACCAAACAGTTGCCAGGTTGAGGTGCAACGACTTGAGGTTGTTGAATAATAACAGGAGTTTGTGATCTTGCTATTTCGTAACCTATTACCCCGCCTATAATAGTCGGTGCCACCCAACCCCATGCTGGTGCTGATCTGTGCCAATGTCCATGGTGCCCATGGTACCCATGTCTATGACCAGGCCCATAAGCGTCAGCAGAGGTTGACACCAGTGCTGTACCTGTAAGAATAGCTGCTGCTAGAAATTTACGCATTTTCGACTCCTGACGTCTTTTCATGCTTTTATTATATATGGAACAGTTACAGCTGTCAAGCCTCGTAATTACTTATTATGCTGCAAACTTGAGCATAATCTGTGTGGGATTCAAATACAAAAGCAGGGTGTGCCATACTGGTATCCTCGGTTTTGTATTTGATATTGTGTTTGACCAGAATCTCTAGTACTCTGGATCTGCTCCATTGATCTATAGGCCAAATCATCAATCTATATGGATTCACAGTAATCTGTGGTTTTACTTTAAATGGCATTGATTATTTATTTTACTGCCAGTTTGGACCCCCGAACCAAACAACTAGTGACTTTCTTGTTCCTCTGGTCACCGGTGTCACTCGATGCAGAAGAAAGGATGGGAAGAAAGCAGGTGAACCTTGTTCCCTGGGTGCGGTAATAATGCCGGACGATCCCCAAATTTCCAAATCACCACCATCATATTCTGCAGGATCATTCAACACCATCGACATGGACATCTTACGAGTCACGGTTGATTCATTGTAAACACCAATGTCCAGATGCCAGTTATAA